CAAAGTTTGTCACCGGAAGCGGTGGCTCAGTTTGTACAGCAGGAAGTCGCTAACACCAAGGCTGAGATGGGTCGCCTCATGGAAGAAGCACGAATTGAAGGCAAGTACGAGAACTGGCGCGAGACGATTAACACGACCGAATTCGCGCAATGGTTTACTGTGCAAAACCCTGAGACCAGAGCTTTAGCCGACAGCCCTATTGCCAAAGACGCGATCAAGATGTTGGATTTATTTTCAACAGCCCAGACGCGATCAGCCGGTGACATCAAGCAAGAGCGAGGAGCACGTCTCGCTGCAGCCGCGACAACTCGAACTGGCCAGACACCGCCGCCTAAAACACTTGGCGACATGTCACCAGCTGAACTGTGGAACTACGAAGCCAAGAAACGTGAGCGAGAGCTCAAAGAACGCGGCTACTAAATCAATTTTCAAAAAAGGAAACTAGACCATGTCTATTCAAAATTACGGCACCGTAGCATCGCGAAATCTTATCCGCGCTGCCCAAGGTATGCTTGAACACGCACAGCCCATCACTGTTTTGGGCGACTTCGGTACTCAACGTGAGATGCCCCAGAACTCGACAGACACCTTGGTGTTCCGTCGTACTCTGCCTTTCGGCGCTTCTACTGTAGGTACAACAATCGAGAACTCTTCTCGCTATGTCGGTACTCCTGACATCACCGCTTCCAACTTCGTGTTGGCTGAGGGTGTGACACCTAACGCAAACACGATCTCTTTCCAAGACGTGTCTGTTCAGTTGCAACAATATGGCGTGCTGTTCAAGTACTCCAGCAAAGTTGAGCAGCTGTATGAAGATGACATCCCCGGCGAAATGGTCAAGCTCACAGGCGAGACTTTGGCTGAGGTGATGGAGATGGTTCGTTACGGTGTGTTGAAGGCCGGTTCTACTGTGATCTATGCAAACGGTTCTAGCCGCTCTGCAATCAACACAGCGATCAGCTTGAACGCAATTCGTAAAGCAGCTCGTACGCTTGAGTCCAACCGTTCACGCCGCGTGACCAGCCGTCTGGCTCCCGGTGTCAACTTCGGCACTCGCGCTGTGCAGCCCGCATACGTTATCTTCTGCCACACTGACGCTGTCAGCGACATCCGTAACTTGCCCGGCTTCACCCGCGTGGAAGAGTACGGTTCATTCAAGCCAATTCATGACCGCGAAATCGGCGCTTGCGAAGACTTCCGTTTTATCAGCTCACCCCTGTTGAAATCTTTCTTGGCTGCTGGTTCTGCAACCTTGAACGGCATGTTGTCTGTTGGCGCTGCTAACGTTGACGTGTATCCCTTCATCATCATCGGTGAAGACTGCTGGGGCCAAGTCGCTCTCAAGGGCATGTCTGCCATCAAGCCTGTGGTCCTCAAAGCCTCACAGACCAACCACGCCAACCCATTGGGCCAATTCGGCTACGTGGGCGCTTCTACATGGTTCGCGACTGTGCGTCTGAACGACGCCTTCATGGCCCGTATCGAAGCCGGTGTGACCGCTCTGTAATGGACTAGCTGGGACGCAAGTCCCAGCGTCTTAACTTAAAGGACACTACCATGCAATCGAACTACTGGAAACTTCTAAACGAAGACCGTTTGAACGACGTATCCGCACTGTCTGTTACGGCTCCCATCTTGGGTCCTGTTGCAAACGCTACGCTTGCTGCTGCGTCGTCATTGACAGCGGCAGAAAGCGGTGAGACATATTTCTTGTCTTCGGCTACTGAATTCGCAACTACTCTGCCCTTGCCTGCTGCGGGTTTGACATACACCTTCATTGTGGCTGCGGCACCTTCTGGCGCCAGCTACACGATCGTGACCAACGGCAGTGCCAACATCATTAAGGGCCAAGCGTATCCCGCTTCTGGCGCCGCTGGTGATACAGGCACAGCCGATGACACCATCTCTTTTGTAGATGGCTCGTCAGTTGCAGGCGATCGCGTAACTGTCATCAGTGACGGTACAAGCTGGTTTGCTTATGCGCATTGCGCAGTGGCAGCTGGCGTGACTTTCACAGCAGCTTCTTAATCAATCTTTTCCTAAAGGAATAAATCATGTCATACAACATCGAACAAGCCAATAGTGGCTATCTCTCGCTGACCGCTGCCGGCCTAGCCGAAGGCACAAACGCCAACACCTTTAAGACTACAAACACATTGACTTTCACAAGCAATGGCGTTTTTAAATCTTATGCGGCTACCGACAACTTGACATTTACTGCTGGTACAGCATTGGGTAATTCTCAAGCGTGTTTGTTTGCGGTGTGGATCACAGGCGCTGGCGCCGTGTCAACCACGCAAGGCCCTATCGTTGCTGCTGGCGATCCATGCCCAGTGCCCGGTCAGGTTACAGCCGGTACAACTTTGGTCGGTTTGATCAAGGTCACTACTAGCTCTTCTGCTACGTTTACTCCCGGCTCGACCGACCTCGGCGCCGCCGGTATCACCGACGTGTTCAGCGATTGCATGGACATGCCCGGTTCAGCCCAGTAAGTTGCCATCCTCCTTAACAGAGGGTTTTGCAGGTTGCCTTCGGGCAGCCTGCTTTTTGGCAAACCGATTTTTTTAAACCTAACGGAGAATGAAGATGGCAAAAAAAGAAGTAGTCGCAGGCATTGAAATCCTAGACGACACACCAACAATAGATCCAGTTTCCCAAGTTGCGGATCTTCGCGAGCTTGCAGCAAGCGAAGTTTTCATGAACGAGATGGTTGAAGTTATGGTGCATTCCAGCACCGACGAAAACCAAGCTCCTCACGTAATCCTTAATTGCAACGGGACCAATCAGCCTATCTTGCGCGGCGTGCCAACACGCGTTCGTCGCAAGTATGTTGAGATCTTGGCACGTATGAAAGAAACCAAATACAGCCAAGTAACTCGCAACCCAGCAGCGCCTGATCAAATTGACATGATCGCGCGCCATGGTTTGGCCTATCCTTTTGAGTTGATGCACGACGACAATCCCCGTGGCCGTGCATGGCTTTCAAACGTATTGGCTGAACCCGCTTAAACACAAGGCGACCCAGTGAACTATCTCCAGCTTATCAACCGGCTGCGCGTGGAGTGCGGCGTCTCTGGCGCCAGCACGCCGCTGATCACCGTCACTGGTTTGACCGGCGAGTCCTACCGGATGGCAAGCTGGATCAATAGTGCTTGGGTCGATGTGCAAACGGCCAAGGAAGACTGGCAGTGGATGCGTAATCCAGTGCAATTCAACACGGTCACACAACAGCAAATCTACACCCCCACCGAAGCCGGTGTGGGGTCTACTTTTGGAAACTGGAAACGTGATAGTTGGCGCGCTTCGTCTGTAGGACAAAACTACGCTGACGAGCAGTTGATGAACTACATGGACTACACGACGTTTCGCAACCTGTACATGTACGGGAATATGCGCACAACGTATGCGCGCCCTGTGGTTGTCACGATTGACCCAGATAAGAACTTGGGCTTTGGCTCAATACCAGACCAGCCCTACGTCATTGTGGGTGAGTACTATGTTCAGCCAACAGAGTTTGTTGCGGCCACTGACGCGCCGCCCAGCGTGTTTCCTGATCGCTTTCAAATGATGATTGTTTACAGGGCCATGATGTTTTACGGCGGCTATGAATCAGCGCCAGAAGTCTATCAACGTGGCGAATTTGAATTTAAGAGGTTGATGAACCGATTGGACATCGACCAACTGCCAACAGTCGTCAGCGGCCCGCCGCTTGCATAAGGCGCACAAATGCAGCTGACCACGCCCAAAGTCAACTACGATCTAATCCGCCTTGGTGGCGGTTTGGATCAGGTCACTCCCACGCTTTCTTTGCCCCCGGGCGTTGTTCGCCGCGCGGCAAACTTTGAGTGTTCGATCACTGGCGGCTACAGCCGAATTGCTGGCTATGAGCGTTTTGACGGCAGGCCCAGTCCGTCCGCTGCCAACTACAACATTTTGGTCTTTACGTTTACGGCCACGGTTACCGTTGGCCAAACGGTCACCGGCAGTGTGTCGGGAGCGACCGGCGTTGTTATCGTGGTGAACACAGCCTCTTTGGTTATTACCCGAGAGACCGGGACCTTTGTTGCCGGAGATGTTTTAAACAACGGGTCCGGTTTTGTGGGCACCGTTACGGCGGTGCAAGGCGTGTCGGCTGATGGCCTGACTGACGCACAATACCAAAGTCTTGCAGCCGACAATTACCGCGCCGACATTACCGTGGTGCCCGGATCAGGCTCCGTTCTTGGCGTAGCCTATTACAACGGCACGTTATACGCATGGCGCAATAACGCAGGCGGCACTGCTGCCGTGATGCACAAATCAACCAGCACAGGCTGGGCTGCGATTACGCTTGGCAAGGCCATGTCGTTTAGCAACGGCGTGCTGTTAATACCAGACGGCGTTACCTTAACCGGTCAAAGCAGTGGGGCCACAGGCGTGGTTGCCCGTACGGTTCTTGAAGACGGCACGTACGCTTCAAGCAACGCGGCCGGGCAATTGATTTTGTCCAGCTCCACCGGAACGTTTACGGTCGGTGAGAATCTGCGTATAGGCGCTACTACTTACGCGCAGGCGGCTTCTGTAGCAACTCAAATCACTTTGGCGGTTGGAGGTCGTTACGACACCACCGTTGCAAACTTTGGTGGTGGCACGGCAAATTACAAACTGTATGGGGTAAGCGGTACAAACAATGCTTTTGAGTTTGATGGCACGACCTATGTGCCAATCAGGACCGGCATGGCTGTTGACACGCCTTCGCACATTTGCTTTCACAAACAACATTTGTTTTTGAGCTTTAACGCTTCTGTGCAATTTTCAGCCCTTGGTTTTCCTTACCAGTGGACCCCCTTGCTGGGCGCCGGCGAGATTGCGATGAACGCGGAAGTTACCAACTTGCTGGTGTTGCCGGGCGACCAGTCAAGTGGCGCTCTAGGCGTTTACACCCGCAGCGATACATCAGTGCTGTACGGCACAAGCTCAGCCAACTTCAGCTTATCGACATTTAACTCTGGCACCGGGGCCTTCCCTTACACGGCGCAAAACATGGACCAAGCCTATGTGCTTGACGACCGAGGCATCATGAGCTTGGGAACGTCTTTGAACTTCGGTAACTTTGTGCCGGCGGCGTTGACCATGAACATTCCTAAATTTATTGAGCAGCACCGTGGGCTGTCTGTTGGCAGTACGGTCAACCGAGACAAGGGCCAGTACCGTGTGTTCTTTTCAGACGGGTCAGCCCTTTATA